GTTGTAATTACCAGTAGTGTTGCTATATAGAGCTTGGGCTCCGTTAGCTATGTTTCGCTGTCCAGTGGTATTGGAAAAGAGGGCTCGGTATCCACTAGCTGTATTTTCAATGCCAGTGGTGTTCGTGACAAGAGCTTGGCGCCCAACTGCTGTGTTGTTGTTTGCAGTAGTGTTGCTATATAGAGCTTGATGTCCGGTAGCTGTGTTGTTAGCGCCAGTGGTATTGGAAAAGAGGGCTCGGTATCCACTAGCTGTATTTTCAATGCCAGTGGTGTTGGAATTAAGCGTACTTTCTCCGATAGCTGAGTTATTAGCACCAGTGGTGTTTACCAGGAGAGCACGGGCTCCGATAGCTACGTTGCTACCACCAGTGGTGTTGGCTTCAAGTGCTTCATATCCAACGGCAACGTTGTAATTAGCAGTGGTATTTGTAGTTAGTGCTTCATACCCGATCGCGGTGTTGTATGCGCCTTGAGTATTAGCGTCTAATGCAAGACTGCCGAAAGCAGAATTTCTTGCACCAGTGGTGTTTACTTGAAGAGCTGACATGCCGACAGCAACGTTATTGCTCGCCGTTGTGTTGTCACGAAGAGCTTGCAACCCGACAGCTACGTTGCTAGTTCCAGTAGTATTGGCTAAAAGTGCTCGGTATCCGTTAGCTGTGTTGTTTCCGCCCGTGGTGTTTGCGGTTAAAGATTGATAACCAACAGCAGTGTTATTGTTTGCGGTGGTGTTTTCCTCTAACGCTTCAAAACCAACAGCAGTGTTACTAGCACCTGTATTTTGCTCTAAAGAAGCGTACCCTACAGCGGTATTTTCACCAGAGGTTGTATTAGAACTTAGAGCAAGACCACCAACAGCAGTGTTCCCATGTGCAGTGGTATTAGCTGTCAAAGCGTTCATACCAACAGCAGTATTAGAGTCTCCTGAGGTACTTGCGTCTAACGCATTTGTTCCTACGGCAACGTTGTTAGAACCACTGGTGTTTGCAGTTAGTGCTTCATCACCGATCGCCGTGTTGTTTGCGCCTGAAGTGTTTGCATCCAGCGCATTGTTTCCAACAACCGTGTTCGTCGCAACGTCACCCGCTCCACGGCCCACCGTGATCGCGTTAACCAACGCATCAGTGACTGAAAGCATCCCGCCTGTAGTTGTGCCAACCTCAAGCCAAGCGTTGTTAGCACTATTCCTCAGCTTTATTTTGTTCGTATTGGTGTCAACCCAAATTTGATACGCATATTTGGTCGCTGGCTCAGAGCTGCTGCTGTTTTGGCTAACGATTGCCGCAAGGGCATTATTAAGATCGCTTCTTACGGCACTACCCGTGCCATTCGCGATCACATAATCATGGGTAGCCATTTCTTAGCCCGTTGTGGACAGCATTACCATCATCCTAAACGCCTCTGCCAAATCCCACCGCTGTGTAAGTGAAGTTGCGGTTTACGTTGCTGCCGCCTGAATCCAGCACATCAAGATCAAAACCTGTAGCTGTAACACTGCTGACGTTGACGCGCTCACCGTTGCCAAGGTTCTGCACTGTGATGCCAATGCTTGGCAAGAAGTTATTTAGGTTGCCCAGCGCCGACGTACCAACAAAGAAGGCATTCGCAAAGGTCACCGATTTTGTGCTCGTGCCCGACGCTGTGGGCTGCCCAGTTTCTTCCCTGCGCTGAAACGTCGCCTCATAACCCAGCTCATCAATCAAGATGTTTTGAGCGATGTCATTACTGTCCAGCTCTGCTTTGAACTGAAAACCACGCCCCCTAAACGTTCCAGCTACGAACTGCTTCCAGTCTGAGTAAGTCGGAGATCCTGAAGGGTCGGTTTGTGTCCTTCGCATATAGAGCTTGGCGTTGACGGCATCAGCCTCTGTTCCATCGAAATCATTCCAAGTGTCGATCAGCGCAGTGCGGGCATCAATGGTGTCGTTCGGGAAAAAAGCCCTAGTGACAAACCGCCGTTTGAGGTCAAGCGAGAAAACAGCACCTAAATCAAGAGTGCTATTGAACTGATACTCAGCAGAACCAAGGATGTCCCCTAAGAAATCAAAGGACGTGATGGCATCAACGTCGGTCACACCATCGAGGTTGTCGTCACCATCAATCACCAACGCATCAAGGTCATCGCTGTAGAAGCAGTCAGTCTTTGTGCCCTGGAACGGCGGGCTGTCTTGATCTTCTCTGCGCGTTTGGATTGTGATCCTGCCAAGCGCATCTGGGAAGTCCATCAGCACACTGGTTGCGTTCGTGCTCTTATTGCCCAGCTCGTCCTCAAATTTGACCAGAATCTCGCCTTCAACCAGCGGAACAATGGCCTCAGTTGAGTTACCACCAACAGCAGGGATCAAGTCAACAGAATTAGGCCAAGTAGCTGAACCGTCAGTCAGGTTGCTGTGCTTGATATGCACCAAGCCGTTGACCTTTACATCCAGATCAACTGTTTGATCCCAGCGCAGGCGAGCACTGTTGGCACTGATCGGTTCAATCGATAGGTTCTGCACATCGCTAGGAACTGCCGTTTTGCCTAGCAACGTGAAAGTTGCTGATGCAGTTGAGCTTTGTTTGCCTAGATAATTAACAGCGCGAATTTGAACCGTAAGAGTCCCAGCTCTCAGCGTGCGCAGAGTAATCGACGGGTTTGACGTGTTCAGCTCAGTGAAGTTGTCATTGTCGAGCTTGTATTTAACGCGGAACTCATTAACATTTATTCTGTCGTGCTGCCAGCTCAGGTCAAAACCAGTGTGAACAGTTTGACCCTCTTCATATAAAAATTCCGTTCCAGACAAACCCTCTGGCGCATTTGGCGTGCCATTTAGGTTGCTAATGTCTCGTGTTGTTAGTGCAATGTCTTGCTCAACGGCTGCATAAATTGACTCGTTATATGCAACAGCAGTAACACCCACCATGCCATCGCCGCTTTCGGCAACAGAAATAACTCGATATTGCTGCGACTGAATGTCGCTGGTTTGGATCAAATAAATTGCTTGTGATTGTGGCGCTTCGCTAAACGCGCTGCTAACAGTAATCGCAGTGCCTGAGATACTGCTGATTGTTTTTGTCTCAACCAAGCCTGTCGGCAATAGCACTGACAGTGTTGGGCTTGCGGCCAGATTTACAGATAGATCCGTGTCACTGTCGATCGTGACAACAGTTGTAGTTGCAGAACTGACCCTCCCACTGCGACGTGTGCCAGCACGCAACGGATCAGCAATATCGATGACAATTCCTGGCGTAACAGCAATGCCAGCGTCAATGGAAACAGCAAAGCTGACCGTTTCAGACAGCAGTCTTTCGCTAGTCAGCAGCCACTTGCCCAGCCTGTGGGCTTGGCCTTGGCTATAACAACCAATAGCCTTTACGTCTTTATTAACGATGCCGTATTTAGCGACGGCCTCATGATCCTCAATGTATTCGTATTCAACATCACCCAATGTGTCGTAGCTCTGCCATGCCACTGTTGCGCAAGTGTGGCGCGTCTTCTCTGCTGTGCCGCTGTAAGTGAAAAAACCATCAACAACATTACTAGGCCCCAGCAGATACTGAGAGTCAGCAGGCTTATCCTGCCGCAGAACAAGTGACCCAGCGCCGTAATAACTAATTCCTCTAAAAATGCTGGTTAGTTGCTGGATGACGTTGTAAACCTCATCACGAGTATTTAGCAGCAGATTGAGGCTGAAGCGTGGCTCTTGACCGCCTTTTCCATCATCGACAAGCTCGTTGCAATATCTGCTGATTTCATAGAAGTCGAACAGATCCAGTGATGACTCAGGCACAGAACAGCCATAACGGGTATCTGTCAGCAAATCAAATAAGCACCACGCAGGATCTGAAGTCCACGTCGCCGCAGATAATGTGCCGTTAAAAAGTCCTGAATATGTAATCCGGCCCAAGTGCGTTGTTGTGTCAACAGTGCCGTTGCTAGGGATCCTGACCTTGGTGCCACGGATCAGATACTTACGCCGTGGGATATTTTGAAACTGCTTTGAACTAAAGCGCAAACCAACCAACGCAGAGTTTGGGTAAGCGAGCTTCTCTGTTTGAATTTCGGTAAAACTTGTAAAAAACGTACTGCTGACTTTCTTACTTGATGTTTCATCTGCACTGACTCTAACGACTCGCACATCAACAGGAAAACTGCCCGTAAGTGGCACTAAATAGTCGCGCTGATAGCGACTGCTGCTTTTGCCTGAGATAGTGTCAGAAACA